GGGATTTAAAGGGTTGGGAGGAAATAAAAGCAAAGCGTTCTATTGCTGGCCAAATTTCAGCAGAGAAAAGAAAATTACTTCAACACAACTCAACAAATCCAACACATGTTGAAAGTGTGCAACACAACTCAACAAATCCAACTGTAAATGATAATGTAAATGATAATGTAAATGATAATGTAAATGAAGATAATAAGAAAGATAAATCAAATAGATTTATCACACCTACACTTGACGAAATAAAAAATTATTGTTTGGAAAGAAATAATAAAGTTGATAGTGAAAAATTCTTTGACTTTTATTTGTCGAAAGGCTGGATGGTTGGAAAAAACAAAATGAAAGACTGGAAAGCTACAGTTAGAAATTGGGAAAAAGAAAGTTTAAGTAATTCAAATAATTTACCAAATGCAACAAGCGAACCAAACGGAGCACCCAAAACCAAAGACTACTCAACAACTTAGTGAAGAAGAATTGAAAGAATTAAAATTGATATGGAAGCGTGGAGCTGACGAATTAATCAGAATCACAAAGCCGATAAGTAGTTTTGAAATAACAGAAAGAAACAAGCTAATAATTGAAGGGCTGTTTTGGTGGTTTTTTAATGACCCTAGAAGCTGCTATGACTTGAACAAAGGAATACTATTGAAAGGCGGTAAAGGAACTGGTAAAACAACTCTAGTGAAGTCTTTTCAAAAACTATTTAAAGCACTCCAACAATCATTCGCTTTTTCAACGGCTCAAACAATTTCACTAGATTACGCTATGAATGGGGATGTGGATTTTTGGTTAAGAGAGAAAGTGATGGCTATTGACGAAGTGGGGCGAGAGGAAAAGGCAAAGTATTTCGGAAACGGTTTGAGCGTAATAGGCTATATCTTACACGAGAGATACTCAATTTGGCAAAGCAAGGGAATTGCTACAATAGCAACAACAAACCTTGACAGTAGTGATATAGAGTCTCTTTATGGGGAGACAATACGAGATAGATGCAAAGAAATGTTTAACCACATCATTTTGGATGGCGAGAGCAGAAGATAAATAAAACACTATTTTAATTTTTAAAAACATGGCAAAACCTATTTTAGTTGTAAGAGTACCAAGAAGCGTACTAATTTCAAGAGAAAAATTTGAAGAGCTTAAACACTATTTTAATTATTAAAAATAAATTTATGAAAAAATTATTTAGAATCCTATTTATTTGCAAAAGAATAAACAAAGAAATTATAGAACAAAGCTATATGCTGGCTTATTACGAATCTGAAAGAGTTAAATTAATGACAGATATAGATGTTAATAAAATTAATGTAGAGAGTATAATAAATAATATGGGCTATATAATAAGAAAAATACATGAAACAAGAGATATTATCAGAATATTAGAATCAATAAAATAAATTTTAAAAATATGACAACAGAACACAAATAAATCAAACTTATTTCAACAGCAGTAATTTGCGGAATTATTTCCGTAGTTTATTTAATTATTGCGCTTACTTTCTTATATTCAGATTAAAAACAATTAATAAAGTCAAAAAATGGACATCCACGAATTAGAATGTAGATATTTAGAGTTAATTCAAAATAATAACACAGAAAGAGTTATTGTTGACTCGGTTGAAATGACAGCCAGTCCAAATATAGTTAATATATATTTTACTTTTTATCAAAGTACAAATAAAACAATATTTTGCGTAACAACTAATGTTAAAACATACATTAAACTTCAAGAAACAATGACAAGAATTATCCCTTATAAGTTTTTTATTGAAAACATTTTTGCGTTGAAATAAACTACGCTTTTTTTAGCGTAGGGCATAACGAAGTGCTATACGCAACTAATGTGTAATTAAATTAGCTAATTATATGACAAACAACTACATAAGATTACACATTAGATTTCGTTTTAAAACATTGCCTTACACTGTCGGAACAATTGAAGGGAATATTTACCAGCTTGAGCATTTCGCCAATAATAGAACAAAAAGATTTAGACAAATTTATAAGGTTTTAATCGGCAGCTCTACTAGTTATCGAATTAATAGAGTTTTTACACTAGCAATAAAATGAAAGAATTGCATGTGAAAACTGACGAAGTAATTATAATTGACGATAATTTAAACCCTAATAATTTACCTTTTTAAAAACAAAATTGAAAATTTATTGAAAATTTAAACTATATTTGTAATCCATTCTTTTGTAGATTTTAGTTTATTAGTTTTGTTTATCAGGAAAAGCCTCTGCGTCACTACAAAGGCTTTTTTTGTTCAAAAATCACTATATTTGCAGTAAAATAAACTATTATGGGAGCCCCTCAAGGAAATGAATTTTGGAAATTAAGAAGCAAGCACGGAAGAGATAAACTTTTTTCTTTACCCGATTTGCTTTGGGATTCAGCATGTGAATATTTCCAATGGTGCGAAGATAACCCATTGCTAGAGGTAGACTTTAGAGGAAAAATGATTGAAAGAGTTGAACTTCCTAAAATGAGAGCTTTTACAATTCAAGGATTTTGCTTATATCTTGGAGTTAATACGCTGTATTTAAGGGATTTCAAGAAGGGATTAAAAGATAAAGACGATGAAATATCAAAAGATTTTTCACAAGTCATTGCACGCATAGAAGAAACAATTTACAATCAAAAGTACACTGGGGCGGCTGCTGGGTTCTTAAATCCAAATATTATAGCTAGAGATTTAGGGTTAAAAGAAAGTGTCGAAAATTCTTTTATCGATAACGACATAAAGATTACAGAGGTTTGAAATGGAACTCCAAAAGATAAAGATATACAGCGATTTTTTCAAGCGCACCAAAGACGAGCCCGTTGTAATTTTGCAAGGCTCGAAGCGTTCAGGGAAAACAAATGCCGTATTGATTGAAAAAACATTGGAGGCCGTCAGTAGAAAATCAGGTGCTTATCAATTCTTTTCTGAGAATCCAAAGCAACAGAACTTTGGGTTAGTATCGGATTTTAAAAGGCTGTTCAATCCAGTGCTTCCAATGTTTCAAGAGAATGCAACGCAGAAGATATTTACTTACCGAGATGCTGTAATTTCATTTGTAAATGTTCCAAACAATATTAACGCTGGGGATATAGTCAACTCGATGGGCGGTGCAGATATGCGTATGATGGACGAGGCAAACAACTTTGACAGAGATGTGTTTGATAAGCTGCGTATTAATTCAAGAGGCCAAGTATTTTTAACTTACAATCCTTATCACGAGTTTTGGGCGAATGAGCTTATTAACGATAATAATTTCATAAAAACTACATGGAGAGATAACCCGTTTTTGTCAGCTAATCAAATTACATTATTTTTAGAGTGGACCAAAAAAGGTGAGCGTTCCGAAATGGGTAGTTATGATTTTTGGCGATGGCAAGTAATGTGCGAAGGGAACTTTGCGGAGATGGTGGGCGAGATATTCACAACCGCCAACATTCATAAATGTAGCAAATTGCCCCCACTAAGAAGATATATCATTTTTGCAGATCCAAGTGATGCAAAAGGAGGTGATTATTTTGCGTTAACTTTAACCGCCCTAGGCGATGATGGAAATGTTTACTTAGTAGATTCTTTTTCATCAAACATGATAGGCAAGGCAGATATAGCCGATAAGATAAAGGAATGGCAAAGAGATTATACGATAACTTCCACGCTAATCGAGATGAATGGGGCATACGGGCAGAAGTTTTATAATGATTGTTTGCTATCAAAGATAAATGTTGATGGATGGTATAGTAGAAAGGATAAGTACGAGCGGATAATGGCAAACTTTGATGTAATTACGGATAAGTTAAGAGTTTATGATACTAACCAAAATAATGAGTTCTTACAACAAGTATATACATTTAAGCTCGATTGCAAGAATGATGATAATATTGACTGCTTAAATAACGCTATAATGGCTTACATTTTAATTTATAATGAATTGAAAGTATTGTTTTAGAAATTATTTATATATTTGCAAAAATAAAATTAATATATGGGTTTATTCAATTTTAATAAAAAAGAACCTTCACAGTATCAACTCGGAAAGTCCAACAACTTGATTGGTTCGCACTACACCGTAGGTCTTGGATATACAATTGACGAATATAACCTTTATTCTCAAGTTAAAGACTACCGCACCGACTTGCTTAACGGAACCAATTGGGCAGCTACTAATCCAAACAATCAAGGTTCATTTGCATATATCCAATTCCTAAAGCTGTTATCGAAGTATTCAACAGCTATTTATAACGATTTCAATATGAAAGGGCTTGCGGTTCTTGCAAGGATAGATGGAATTATGTTTTATATTTCACCAAACAACTATATAAAAAGCGATTACAAAATCACTGTTATTGGTTATCCAACCGCAGAGGTATTCACTTTTGATGAACCAAACTTTTTTTGTGGTGAAAAAACTATTTATCTAAAGTGCGATCCTTACCAAAAACTTTATAACATTGCTTTGAGTTGTCAAAAGAATGGAATGTATAAAAGCGGATTTGTTACAATACTTTCCCCTCGCTCAAATTCCAGTATGCCAGCAAAGGCGTATATTAATGATGAAGATAAAGCTAAGATAGAAAAGGAAATATCGGAATCTCACGGCATTGCAACAGACGAGCAGAGAAATATTTTAATCTTCCCAGTTGAGTTAGACACAAAAACTATTACTTTTGATTCTACAAAAATGGGAATACTAGCAGCAAAACAACTATGCGAGGAGTATGTGTGTTCAAAACTTGGAGTTCCATATGTACTTCTACCATCTTCGGGTCAAACTTTTACCAATTACGAGCAGGCGAATAAAATACTTTACGAGAATCATTCAAAATATTGTGAATATTTTTGTAAGTTTGCAAAAAATGATATTGGATTCGATATTGATTATAAAACGATTGCGGAACAAGGTAAAGGAATAATCTAATGAAAAAGGTTTTAAATGTATTTGGCGATATTTGTTCTGAAAAGTGGTGCAATGAAGATGTAACACCTTCGGAAGTAAGCGCATTCCTTGTGGGTTTAACGGCTTCCGATGAATTAGAAATTGATATTAATTGTTTTGGAGGCGAAGTTTTCGCTGCGGTTGCAATTGCAAGTATGATAGAAAAAAGTCCTGCCAAGAAAACCTTTAATGTTATTGGGGTGTGCGCCAGTGCTGCTACGATGCTATTCAATGCGACCGACAAAGTAAATATTTCAAAAGGTGCGATGCTGATGTATCATAAACCTTTAGTTCGCATGCAGGGAAACGCTAATGATTTCAGAAAGCAAATTGAACTACTTGATAAAATAGAGAGTGAAAACATCATCTCTCCATTAATTGCAAGAACTAAAAAACCAATTAATGAAATATCGGATTTAATTGCTAACGAATGGTGGCTAAATTCTGACGAAGCGGTGCAAAATTTAGGATTCACTTTATTAGGCACGGCAGCAATTGAAAACAGCGTAGCAACGAAACAAGAAAATATCTATAAAAATTATATAGAAAAGAAAAAAGCGTGTAGCGCAAGCAACGCATTTACTAGTTTTATTAACATTAAAAATTCTTTAAAATGAAAGAGATTTTAAAAACTTTACTTGCGTTGGCCGTAACAGCAATTACGCAAGGAGGCGGGGAAATTCCAGCAGAGCTTCAATCTGAGATTGACACGCTTAATGCAGCTATTGATGCTTTACCAGATGGAGCAAATCCCGACCAAGCTGGAGATTCAGCAGTAACAGATGAGTTATTCCAAAAGGTAACTAACATTGTGGCACAAATCAAAGATTCAGGCGCAAAGCTTGTAGTTTCAAACAAAGTTACAGAAGCGAAAGTTGTTGCATTAAATGCAGCATTAAAAGCTTTTGAAACAAAACAAAAAGATTTAGGCATGTCAAAAACTGCACCTAAAAACATGAACTTAGA